AATTACCCTATTCAGTTTCTCTTTGAGTTCGTCATAGGTCTTAAAATTACTAGGGTCAACAAAAGGGTTAAGAGGATATTGTTTAGACCAGATATTTTTAATGTCATCATCTGACTCTTTTATCTGACTAATACCCTCAAATTCGGACTTATCATAGTTCCAATAACCATCTACTTTTCTGATTTTTAATTTAAAGTTTGCACCTTTCCAAAAATCAAATGGGTTGATTGGTGTTTCATCATCAAACGCCGGCTGCATTGCTTCGGTAATCTTATCAAAGATTTTCTTACCAAATTTAAATATAAAAACTTTGCCTTCGTTTTCTGGATGTTTAGGGTCTGAAACTACAAAGATGTTTGAGTAGTATGATAATTTTCTTTTTCTCTTACGAGCAATTTCTTTATCACTATCAACACCTGTATTCCAAAGTCTTGTATTTTCTTCACTAACAGGATCCTTATGATTAAGAGTTGTTAATGAGTTTTCAATATACCAACCGCCTTTATCTTGGAAAGCGTGTGACCAAACTCTTTGCCAAGGCATTTCTTCACCTGAAGTTGCCGGCAAAAATCTGATTACTGCATAACCATTACCAGTTTTATCTAGTTCTGGTTTCCAGATTCTTTCGTCTTGGTATTTGTTTTTAGAATTTCCAGAGGTTTCTGGTTTTTCTGAATTAGCTTCTAATGCTTTTGTTATCTTGTCAAAGTTAGAAGCACTTGATTTTAAACTTTCAAAGTCCATATTATATCTCCTTTGTATTAAATATGTTCGTTGTATTTGTGTAGGCTATATTATCGCCTTCATTATTATTTATACAAGTTTTATTCACTAGACCTCAAATATTCTAACATATTCTCTGGTGTAGATTCTACATATGGGTCATCATCTGTTCCTTCATTGTTGATACCTGGTTCTTGCCACCATTTTTCAACAACGCCATCATTAATAACGGCCATATATCGCCAACTTCTCATACCAAAACCTAAATGGTTTTTTCCTATTAGTTGACCCATAAATCTTGTAAAGTTACCTGAGCCATCTGGTATCATCTTAACGTTTTTGATAGCCATATGATTTGCCCAAGCATTCATTACATAAGAGTCATTTACTGATACACAATAAACTTCATCTACTGCAAATTTTTTAATTGTCTCATAGTTCTCTTCAAAACCTGGTAATTGTTGTGATGAACAAGTTGGTGTAAATGCACCTGGCAAGCTAAACAATACAACTCGTTTGCCTTTAAAATAATCGTCTGTTGTTTTATTCAGCCATTGTCCACCGATAGCACAACCACCATCTGTCTCAACCTCATCACCAATTCTAGTTCTAAAAGTAACCATTGGTATTTTCATTCCTTTAATCATTCTTATATTTCCTCTGTTCACGTTGCCACTTCTTATAACCAGCCGCCCATTGTTGTGGTGTCTGTGATTTAGGTATTGACCTCTCTATAAGATATTCTCTAAATTCTGTTAATCTGTTTATAAGATATGTAATTAATTTAATCATTCTATACAATATATCAAATTTGCTCAAGATTGTCAATGCTGGAATAGTCAACATAATACAAGTTTTGTTGTCCTTCCCACTCTGCAATCATATTGTTAACATTGTCTTTTAGACGTAAATCTCTATTTACTTTGTAAAATGTGGTCTCTGGAAACCTATTGAATAATGACAACCATTGATTTACCCAATTATCGTGTGGTGTAGGACCATTCTCTTTGGCGACATAATGCTTTGTGCCTTTGTAGATATTATTGACCGTAGCAGTTTTTGATTTTAAATCGTGACCTATAAGAAAGACCTCTTTTGCACCTAAATGACAGGCAACATAGCCACTTGACGGTCCTGTTGCCCAACCTAGGTCTGTACCCATAATGTCTTTTAAACTATGTGATTTATCTTTTTCTGGATGTATCCAAGAAATCTTAATTTGACCTACACTTATATTCTTAACATATGTTTTTACGTCTGAAATACCTAATTCTTTTTTCTGTTGCATAATCTCTTTGTTCTTTCTGATTATGTGTACAGCGCCCTCTATACGTGAGCCGTGAAATACAAACTCTTTTGCTTGACCTTTATTGTTCTCTTGTAATACACCCTCTTTTCTAACATCTTCTATATCGCCAGCAGATACATTACCCTCAACTAGCATTCTATACATATTTTCTGGTATTTTAGTCCAATCTCTAAAATATCCTGGTATCTTATTACAAATACCAGTATGGTATATTTCGTGCATTACGCCGTGGTCTACGGCACAGATAACATCCGGTGTAAAATCTCTATGAATAGCATTACAACCCACTATGGTGCCTAGTGGTCTTAATCTTTCTAAATCAAAACCAATTCTTGATTCACCATTACCAATACAAAATGCTCTCATTAACTACCTAAAACTTTTATAAACAAACATATCATTAAGAATTGTGTAAAAGTTATACTTGTTCTTTGTGCTACATAGGCACCAATTTGAAAACCTAAAAATATTAACATATACATTAACATTAAATAACTAATCATCATTGAACAAATACATCTTTCATTATTATTTTTGCCTCTGTCATATTAAAGTTTAAAAATGGTGTTAATCTGGCAATCGTATGTGAGATTTTAGGCCAGACAACCTTTTCACTAATATTTTTGTCCCAATCTTTAATAAACGACAAATGTTTGTTGAGATATATGGTGGTTTGGAAGTTAATTTTCCGTTGAATAAGTAATCGTAGCATTCTAGGATGTTGTCCCATATGTACCCGAAGACCATCATCAAACCGAATATTACGAGAGCGAAAGTCATCAGCAATCCGTACGCAATCGTCCCTAAAATGATATTTAAAAGATTCATTATACTTTCGGTACTTGGTATAATTCTCAACACTTTCATTCGTAATTAAATCACCAACCCACTTGTTCCCAGCAACAGCAAAATTACTAACAAAGTAATCAAGTATGTCTCGTTCATTAAATCTTTTAGATAACTTATGAAAAAAATATCTATCTTTTCTTTTAGTGAACGTATCCAGTTTAGCATTGGTTTTACCTCCGTATTTTATGTAGTCGTAGCTATCTGTTGTAAAGTGTAATTTAACACCAAGATATATTTTATATACGTCAAATCCACCATACATTAATGTTTGTCCCTATTCTCGCTATAACCATAATCACTTACAATACTTATAATGGCAAAGACCACACCTAATAGTATGATACCCCATAGACCTCTGTCCCATTCTACAAACAATACGTGATATAAGAATTCTAGGCCATTCATACAGGTAAAGTACCACCTTTTTTAATCTTTAGCATATTGGCATTAAGAGCCTCTGCTTTAATTTTTTCTTTTAATGATTTTGATATTAGTCTAGTTGTGGTTTCTATTTCAATATTGTTAGACTCACAATAATGGATTACTGCCTCCATATATGAAATAGGTTTTTTATCTTTGACTATGTTATTAATTATTTGTGTAAATTCTTTACTATTCATATCTCATTTATATCATATTAACTCTTAAATGTAAAGCGTGGTGTTTCTGTTGCCAAGTACACCACAAACTCCGTTACCTAATATTAGGCAGCAAGGGCAAAATTTGAATTGCCATTTAAATTGCGTTTAAGTTCGCCAACTATTACTCTCTTTAAAGTTTTTCGGTACGAGTCGAACCTACCACACCCCCCATAAGCACACCAAAATGTGTTTATGGTGGAGGTGGTGGGAGTTGCACCCACGTCCTCTATACGTATTATACTTTACGTCAACAAGTAATTCTATGTTCGCTCTTTGTGTGAATACGCTAGGTCAAAAGAGTGAGATACTATACAGCTTTCCATTCCATCTGGACTGGTTAATACAATCAAGTGTTGACTTCTATCTTTTGAAACAAACGTATATACAAAGTAAGCAGAAGGATTTTGTGGTTGTGCTCCTTCTCTCGCTACGGAAAACGTTTCTGGAATAAAATCAAACTTTTGTATGTACTGATTCACGACCTCACTAGGACCACATTGAGCAGGTAAACCTAACGGTGCTAGTCCATACATTCCTGGATTTTCTAGTTCGTGGTCTGCCTGAGCAGTAAACACAACAAAGCTAAGTAGCAATGTTAATATTAATTTTTGCATTTTGTCTCCTGTGAGACTTAATAAGTTTGATTATTGATTTATTTTTTTTTATTAAGCTCTTCGTAATATTTATAAAAGTCTTTAATAGATTTCTCTAGGTCAGACATATATGTCGCTTTATCTTTTATAAAAGCATTACAAGAACCATCTTCACCTGATTGTAAAATAACAATCTGTTCTATGGGAGTACCGAATAGCTCTTCATACATAATTGCATAGGCAGTACATTGCATATAATAATTATGATTCCAAGAATCAATACGTTCTTTGTTTGCTGTTTTAAAGTCAATAACGGATAGTTTACCATTGTACTCAGCAATACAATCAACTTGACCAGCAAGGGTCAGTTTGTGTGAGTACATAATTTTTTCAAGACAATGAATATTGTTAATCTGGTCAAGATAAGGTTTCATTAACTTAAACATACCTAGAGGCAATACATCACGAATTGCTGGTGTCTCACCTTTTAAGTATTGTTCAATCAAAGTATGAACCGCTTTACCTCTACGTGCCGCTCTGGCCATTTCCCATTTAGCAGCCGCTTCACCAACGTTCTTACGCCATTGTTCTAAACCCTCTTTTTTCTGAATAGACAATATTGTTGTGATTGAGGGATAATTTTTACCATCTACTTGGTAAAACCTAAAACCATTTAAGTTCATTCCCTTTGTATTAGGAAATTTACTCTCGTCTAGTTGTACAAAATTCTTCATTATAATGTTCCTTGCATATAGTTTAGTAATAATGATAATGCTAATAAAAATCCACCAACACTAACTATTCCTAATACAATTTTCTTTAGTTGTTTAATCATATAGTCATTCTATCTCACATTTACAAGATTGGCAAGCCTAATTTGACCTGTAATCCATTAAATGTGCGTTAATTAATTCAGGACTTTCTCTTAATTTGTCCCGGTCTTCTTTTCAACTAGGCACATATGACTCATAACAAGTCTTATTGCTTTCATTCTTATATGCTCTTAATATTTGTTTACGGTTTTCACCATCAGCACGATAAGAACAATGTACCCACCCCGAATTAGGTTCGTCTAAATTGTGGAATTCCAATATCATCTGGTCAAACTCACAATTCTCTGAAATCCACTTTACTAACTCAGCGTTGCTCAATCCAAACACCTCAAAATCCGCCGCCTGGCCTTTGGCGTGCTGTGAATTTTTGCTTGAGCCTATTGCTTCGCATAGGTCAGGACTACGATACCCGCTGGATATGGTAACTACTTTACCATAATGGTCTCTGACTTTTTGTAAAACGTTTTCACATAATGCTTTTAAAGCATTCATATGGTCTTCGCTAGGATTATTATTAATACCCTTACGAATAGCCGTTTGTGAAGCAGTCATTTCTTTTAGACTAAAATTAGGACTTAATTTCATTTAGTTTTTCCTTTGCTTTTAATTTAAGTTTCTTTGCGTCTTTTAACAATTGCCACGAAACGCTACCTCTATCTACTCTACGTTTCTGTTCTAGTATATTTACTTCCCTTTTCATTTCTTTATGTTGTTCTTTAAGGTCCATATATTATCCTCTTGTTATTTTTAGCAACTTTTCTATTTGTGCCTTAATTATTGGCGTTCTATTTGGCCAATGTATGTAAGGTTCATCACTCTTCATTAAATTGTAAAGAAATGGTAATATCAATTTCTCTACATCTTTAAATCTAGTTTTTACTTCTTCGTTGTTTACTTCTTTTGTTATAGTATCTTTCTCTGCCACAATCTGCATTATTTCATTCATCATAGACTTGATTGAAGATACGTCTGTTTTAACTTTAGATAGTTCTACGTTTGAATTCTCAATAGTTTTTGGGTCAATAGCAGGCTGAGTTGTAGGTGCCTGTGATACTGGTGTCATACCCCAATCATCATCTAGGTCAAACCCTCTCATATAATCTGGTATATCTTTTGCCATTACTTTTTCCCTCTTTGTCTTCTTCGGTGTTTATCTACCACCTGTTTTGTTTTTATATCTTTGATAGACTTCTTACCAAATCTATCTGCAAATGGACTAGTTGGATGTGCCTCTGCTATTCTGGATAAGTTTTCTTTCCAACCAGAGTCATTCTTCATACCACCAGTACCACTAACAATATTTATTGAAGTGATAAGTTGTTTAATGTGTGGATTTTGTTCTAAATATGTCTCTCTATCAGAGATTGACATATACTCATCAAACACTTTGCCTGTTTTAGTATTTTCAAACGTATAAGTTGGCATTAATAACTCGCCATCACTACGAACACTAAAGCACCTATAAAACCTGCAATCAAAACGTGATTGCCTAGGTTCAATAAACTTTTACCAACCGTGTTAGGATTTTTAGGGTCTATAATCTTATTCATTAACCTTGACTCTTTAATGGGTCTTTAAATGTAAAATACTTATTCAGCATTTCCAATTGGTCATCATACTCAGCTATAATAGCAAGTTCTTTTTCTATTGTCTCTAGTGTATCAGGATGCTCTGCTATACCAGCAGTTTTTTCTAATAACACTTCAACATTTGCCTTATGCTTTGCAATATGTCCTTCAGCGTGTTTCTTTAACGCTTCAATTATTTGACTTCGCATTTTTTTTCTCCTTCAATATTCTACCATAATTAGGCCAACCAAATTTATCTGGTGACTCACCTACATAACGCCATCTTATAACGCCTGTGTTAGGATTTCTTTCGTAAATTTTATGTTTAGATGTATTGTTCTTCTTCATTGCCATAAATTTTACCCTCTGCGTACCAATCTGGTACTTTTGCTGGACTTTTCCAAGTAGCAAATCTTTTTTTCTCTAGTATATAGTAGTTTCTATAACTAGCTACTGCGTCACCATCAACCTTACAATGTTCAGGCATTGCTGGTTGTGGGTCAGTTGCAATTTTATTAATCTTTGCATTTTTAGGTGGGTGTCTCAATAACTCACCTAGTTTTTGAATTGTAATATGGTCGTCTGTATGATTGTATCTTTTTTTATACTCTTCATTCAAAGCCATCATATGTTTGTATAACCACATATAGTTGTAAGCAGATTCAAATAACCATATTGTACTAGGGTGTTTTACCCAACCTGCTTTGTATAGTAAGGCGTCTATATTTTTATTAGGGTGTTTCCACCTTTTAATTCTACGACCATTGGCAGTTTTATCATACCACTCTGTACCATCTTGTACTCTATGACAAGTAGATAATAGTTGTGCTGATTCTAAAATCATTTTGACAACGTGTTTATCACAACTCATTTGAGCTGCAATCACCGGGTCTTTATGTAAATAAAAAATATTCATTAATGTATTGCCTTTCTGAAATAGTCCATCTGGTCATACTTCTCACACAATGCTTTAAATGTATTATACCAAAAGTTTTTACCCCAATCAGTATTTGCTTTCTTACATCTGTCTTCAGCGTTCTTGATTCTTCTCATCTGTAAATCAGGATGGATTATTCTATCTATATCTGCATTTGTAATCATAGTCTTATTATACCTCATAATATAGTTATTGTCAAGCGTTATTTACCTGCATTGGCACCATTAGTGATAATGGTTCTCAACAAAGTGAATTTAGGGTCTTTCCAATCAACCGTTTTTTCACATTTTGTTGTCCAAGGGCTGTGATTAATACAAGTTGTTTTTACACAACCCATTAATACACTACTTATCGCTAGTAGGATTAATATTCGGGTCATTCCACTCCATTATCTGGTCTAGTTTGATTCGTATTGCGTCAGGATCCAGACCTAAATCCTGAAGTTCTTTAGTTCCCATTTCTCTAAAAAATTGTTCATAGTCTCTATTCTTTAAATCTCTTTTACCTAGTTTACCAAAAAAATCTTTGTAAATCTTTTGCTTATCTCGGTAGTCTTTCGCTCTAGCTTTCGCATTAGCGGCTTCTTTTTGCCAATCTTTTTGGCGTTTTGCATTTTTCTTTTCTTCGTCTTCAATTTTCTTTTTCTCTGCTCTGGCATTTTTCCAAGTCCTTAATGATATATTAGCAGCTATCAATAGTAATACTGCTAATGGGTCAAATACAAATATCAAAACCAGTATGGCATATCTTACTGCCTCGTCAAAATGGTCTTTTGCATTTTCACCATAAATTAATTCTGCAATATACTTTAACGGACCAACCTCTGCTTCTATCTTTTGTTGGTCTAATTCTATTATAGATTTTTCTTTATATAATTCTGCAATCTTATTTGTGCTTGCCTTAATCTCTTCTTTTAATATTGTTCGTTCTTCTTCTTGTTTACGTCTCTCTTTTAAACCTCTTGTTGCATATTCATTATTTAAATATACTTCAATTGATTTATCTAATTGTAATAAAGTTTTCTCTGCTCGTTTTATATTACGTTCTTCTTGTTGTATTTGTTTATCAATTAAACTTGTTTGTATTGTAAAATTTGCTTGTGGTTGTACACTATCAAGGTGTGCCTTTGATAAGAAACCAAAAATACCCATTGACGTTATAAAAATTAAAACTATAACTGCCGTTGTTAGATACGCCTTTATAGTTTTTGGTACTAATTCATTGTGCCAATTATTATAAAGCCAACTGGCCGCCACCAACTTACCAACTTCTAGGGCACTTCCCATAGCAATGATTGGTATATAAGCACCGGCAAATATCGTTGCAAGACCTATAATAGAATAGCCAGCGGCTATTACAGATATAGAAATCGCCGATAAAAATGTTAATAGTATTATAAACATAGTTATATTTATTACTCTTTAGATGATTGTACTTTTTCTATCTTTGACATCATATTAATAACTCTTTCTGCATAATCTGTTGTAGTAGAAAATGCTTTTAAAGTTTTAATAAGTTTTTTAGAGTCTAATGGTTGATTAGTAGCCAACATTTGAGCTCTCATTTTTCTAAAGTCTTCGTATGCTGGGTGTTCATTTAGTAATCTAATATATTCTTTTACAGAATCACATTTAGTTTCAAACACTCTAACACCCCAACCTTGCCATTTTTCCATACCTAGTGGTAGCATATGTGGTGCTGTTGATTTAAATACTCTAATACCAAATAAATTGTTTGCTTCTTTGGCAAATCTTGATGTACCCCAACCTGACTCTAATACTGCCTGACCTACTAACATATCAATAGGCACTCTTTTGTCAACTGGTGTTGTAAAGTTTAGATAGTCAACACAATAACCAAGTTCTTTTACAAACTCTTTATTATTTTTATATCTCATTTTCTTTGACACTAAACCTAAACTTTGTGCCCAAGATGTATGTTCTTGTCTTAATTGTTCATTTGCCCATTTCTTTGCTAATGGGTTAGGGTAAAAAGTACCTGCGCCATATACTATTGCTAATATTAATATAGACCAAAATATTCTTTTTGCCCACATCCAATAAGGAAATTCTGATATTTCTTTTTTTATTTTCTTTACCATATTACCTCTTTATTGCTATGTATTCAAAACCATTTATAGTATGTGGCTCTTGTTCGCCATATTCTGACCAACTACCAACTTGAATAGGTTTCATCCTTTTTTGTGTGAATATGATATTAGGATTATTATCCATAATCTTTTTCATCTTCTTAAATATTTTTTCTGATTGTTTTTCTGTGAAATTATTAGCAACATCTGTTGACCAATTACCTGTATAGTAAGTCATCTTCTTCTCACTACTAGATTCAAATTGTTCTAGTTTAATTGGTACGTTGTTGATAATATGCTTTAGATGATGGTCTAGTTCTTTCGTCTTTCTCATTATATAGTTCCTTCA